TCAAGTCCTTGGGCTTGGGTGTCGTCGTGCAGATCAGCCTGGTCTTCATGTCATGCAACTTTAGTCGCATACCAAACTGGATCTGATCCCAAGCTTCTTGGATGTACTCCCATGCTGCCAACTCATCAAGCCACCCACCATGGAACTGTGGACCGCGGAAGCGCTCTGGCTCCGAGGCGGGGATGCCCTTGATCAGCGAGCCATTAGTCAGCTTGATCTCGTGCAAAGCCTTGTTGTAATCAGCGATCAGGACCGCAGGAATCACGCTCAGGAGGCCCGAATCACCCTCGAAGCATGTACTCCTCACATCACTACTCGTTGGGGCCGCTACGAGCCATCTGGTGGCTTTGTAGGACCATGCCCACCAGCCAATCTGCTCGGCTGCTGTCCTGGTCTTGCCAGCGCCGCGGCCGGCTAATAGTAACCAGATCGACCACCAGTCACCGTGCGGCAGGATCTGGTGCTTAAGTGCTTTGGTCAGCCACATCATGCGCCAAGCCCAAGCAGCAGCCTGATCGGGCGCTAGCCTGGTGTACTGCTCTCGGATCGCTGGATCTTTGAGCAGGGCTTCAAGGTCACTTGTCCCCAAGCTGCCTCTTGGTCTCGAGGTTCTTCAACATGGCATCGAAAATGCTGATGTCAGCCTGCATGGCTACGGGATTGTCAGCGTCACCAGCATGGGTGATTCTGTCGCCATACTTGCGTGGCTTAAGCTTGGCAGCAATCCACTTGCGTGCGTCCACTCGATTGCGCTGCCACTGGATGTAAGCGCTGTTTAGTTCAATGCCAATTGGCTCGCCCTGCTTGTTGAGCACCGGCCTAGTCTCGGGCGTTTCATCAGCTATGGCTTGAATCTCATCGGCCAGCGTGTCAGCCTGATCTTCGCGTGCGCGGGTGTACATCTCTTGGAAAGTCGGGTGCTTCGCCAACCACACATACACAGTTGCCTGCGATGGCATCTTCTCATCCATGCAGATTCTTCTTAATGGTTCTCCATTGCTTAGCCTTACGCAGATCTCTGCTGCTAGGTCATCGTCATACCCTGATGGCCTGCCTGTTGGCTTGGCGGCCTGGGTCTTTGGTTTCGCGGTCTTGCTCATCACATCTTCCAGTGACATATTGGTCCGCTGATGATAGGGTTTTCGCGGGATTGTGGCAATTGTTTGTGCGGCGTGGATGCCAAACACAAACATAACTGCTTGATTTTACTACAGAATGTAGAAAAAAAGAACCCCCAATTGCTGGGGGTCAACTCGCTGGGAAGCAAGGAGGAGACAATCAACATGGACTGCAATCAATAGTTTATAAGTTTAAATCTTTATTTACAAGTTTTGATAGTAGTGTGAATGCTGTTGCTGCCACTGCTGGAACTTGTCCATTCCCAATGGCTTTAAGTCTGTCCACTCTAGCGGCCACCCCATAAGCCACTCGACCCACGTTGGGTTCAACTTTCCACCAATTAAACTTTTTTCTAAATTTTTTTGCGGGAAGCCCAATGCTTGAAACTTCTCCCAAAGATGAATGTTTTTTTGCATTAATGGACATGGTTTCCCAATTGATGCCTCCACTGCATCCGTCAGCTTGAATGCTGCACTTCCATTCCCCTCTGATCTCACTGGCGTTGGAAACATTGTTTTTGGCAACGATCCAGATTCTGTCCCTCTGATGCGGCGCTCCAACGTCGGCTGCTCCCAACACTCCCCATCTTGCATCAAACCCCATGCTGGCAAGGTCTGACAGGACTCGGTCAAGTCCTCTAGTAGTAAGCATTGGTGAGTTCTCAATGAATGCGTATTGGGGTCGTACTTCGCAAATGATCCTTGCCATTTCTCGCCACATGCCTGATCGTTCTCCATCAATCCCTGCGCCCTTTCCTGCGGCTGAGATGTCCTGACAGGGAAACCCTCCAGATACGACGTCAACAATGCCTCGCCACGGCTTTCCGTCAAAAGTCTGAACGTCATTCCAAATCGGGAAAGGCGGGAGAATCCCATCATTTTGTCGCTGCACAAGTACGCTTGCGGCGTAGGGTTCCCACTCAACGGCGCAGACAGTTCGCCATCCGAGCAAATGCCCTCCGAGTATTCCTCCACCAGCGCCTGCGAAAAGAGCCAGCTCATTCACTATCTTCTTCTTGTTCTTCAGCCTCACGCTCCGCAAGTTCACGCTCACGATCATACTCATACAACTGACGGTCAAGCCATGCGTCGTAATCCATTTGTTTACTCCCCAAGAAATTTGTTAAGGGCATCGCGCAGTTCGATGACTTTGTTTCTCTTTACGTTGGCTGACGCATAACAGCCAACCTTAAAAATACTTACCCACAAATCTCCGTCTTCAAATTCACTCAGATTGATACTCTCATGGCTCGGAAGTTCGATGCGTACTTCAAATTCTTGTTTGCTCATGGTGTTTGCTCCTTGTTGTTTGCTAACGAGACTTGACTGTACTCTCATTTAATCCACTTGTGTAGACACTTTCCACCCGTCCGACAAGTGGTCATGGTAGGCAACTAAACGGCGGGTTACATGCAAAAGTTCAGCTTCATCGACTTGGTAATGACTGGTAAAAGCTTTGATGCCCAGGCCATGAATGCCAGTGCGTCCTCTATGGTGCTCAGGGCATAGCGGTATCGCATCGTAGTGGCTTGCACGTTGAGCCATGCCGGCGCCCTTCCTAGGGTGGTGGATCTCTGCTGGCGTACCTGGGGTGCCCTGCAAGTGACACAGCACGCAGCCAATAGCAGCCACCTTATTCAGGTGCTTTTTCTCTTCGTTGGTCATAATGCTTTGCGAATCTGCTCGGCATGCTCAATGCCCCATCCCCTGCCTTGGCTCTGCGCGATCTTGGCGGCATATGCAAGTCCTGCTCGAAAGCCAGCGCTCCAGCCCTCGGAGTACACCTCTTCAGTCCAGCCCTTGTCATCCTCAAAAGCCACGGCGTTGATGAAGTCAGCCAGGTCTGCAAGCATTTGTTTATGGCGCCCATCGTTGCTCATCAGATCGTGGCTTTGCCTTCGTTGCGCAGGTTGGCTTGCTCCGTTCTCCAGATGTCCACCCTGGCTTGTGCTGCGATCAAATCCCATCTCAATTTCTCCTCAATTTCAACAGCCGCTCGGAGGCCTTTAAGTAATGCAATGTATTCAGGGTGAGCATAAGCATCGCGCTCTTGTGCGCCAAGTGCTGGCTCCAACGATTCCTTCATCAACAATGCCTTTTTGCTTTTCCTAAACTCCTCAAGGTAGACACGCTCCGCTTTGGCATCGGCAAACATCTGTGCGTGCTTGATAATGTGGTCAACCGCTTTGTGCGGATCACGATCTTTGCTCATAAACCCTCACTTTCACCATTCCAGCAATTTGTTTGTTGCGATAAATCCTCAAGTCTGCAATCTGGTTGTCGTCCTTCCACACTTGCGCGTGAGTCAGACTGTCCAGCAGGGACTTGAGCAGGTTGTCGATGTCCCGTTTCCTGCGGTCCGGTGGGAACACTTCGATCTCGACCCGCAGGTCCCCTTCGAGCGCGTAAGTCTTCACCCCATGTTCCATGAGACACAGATTGACCGCCTTGCGATAGGCCTGGCCCTCCTGAGAAACGTATACGGTGGCGAGCTTGCCAACTACTCTGTGCCGCCAGTAAGAATTTACGCTGGGTGGCCATGGCAGCGTGGCCTCAAATATTGGCGTTGAATCGGTAGGCATTTGCACCTGCTAGCTCCACAAATTGTTGGGATTGACGGTCAAACCAAAGCCTTAACCGCGGCTCGTAGTCCCCATTTCGTTGCTTCTCACATAGCAACATCGCATCAGGCTCAGCAACATCCACAATCAAACCAGCCTCAACTGATCGCTCTTTTTTCTTGTTGCGCCACATGAGCCACACGTTATCGACCTGGTCAGCAATCGAGCCTGATCCCTTCAAGTCCACTTTCTGGGGCATGGTTTCATCGTTGGCGGCTTTGCGAATGTGATGGACAAGGTGGATGTGCAGGTCAGTGTCTCGAGCCAAGTTCGTACAGTCCGACACAAAGTTTTTCTGGGCGTTGTAATCATCCTCACCACTCACGCACTTCATTAAGCTGTCAATAAAGTAATCATTGACTTTATGTTGCGTCGCAGCGTAATGGCCTACGCCAATAACTTGCTCAGGGCCTGTGGCACCTTGCTTGTCGTAAAACCAAAGCTTGTTACCAACCCACCTGGCAAAGGCCTCGTATTGCTCGATGGTCGGACACGATGATGCAGTCCACTGTCGAACCATCCTTTGCAATGTGGTGGTTGGCTTCATCTCAAAGCTTGCAATCAGCACGCGCCTTCCCTGGGCAATGAGCTGTAAGGCAATCATGCCCGTGATTAAGCTTTTTCCTGAGCCGTTGGTGCCAGCATAAACCGTGGTCTCCGCAGGCCTGAAGCTAAATCGTTCCTTGACTTTGGCCCAAGGCATGAGCACAGGCTTTGCAGGCTCGGCTTGCAATAAGTCGATGGCTTGCTTAATGATGTCCTTGGCTGGCCTTACCGCTACAGCGGCTTCCATCTCGTGATACCACTGCACAAAATCAATGTTGGTTGGAATGCTATTCATTGATCGATCTCCGAGTCCCAAATAAGCACTGGGCGCGTTTCTAAGTAGGTGGCAATGATTCGGCTAGGGCCAAAGCGTTTAAGTGCCTCTACGGCCTCAAAAACGGCCTCAGAATCGATTCCTGAGACATGGATGCGTAATCCCCTGGCCCAGCGGTAGTCCAAATCGCCGCGGCTGGCCACAACAACAGGGATTGGCAGGCTTGGATCAGGCTCGCCATCAAAGTCCACAAAAACGGCCCGTGGAAGTCGGCCTTTAACCTGGCAGGTAAGGACAAACTCGTGGCCCCTCATAGCGCACCTGCAAAAGGATCAAGGCTTGCAGGCTTGGATTTACCCTCTTTTTCTTGCAGCACCCAGTTTTGGAAGGTCTTATCCCAATCAAGCTTAGTCGCGTCCTTTCCTGATTTGGACTGCCAATAATTGCAAAACTTCATGATCGTATGGCTTGGATTCAGATCAGGCCGTTCCTTGCGCATGAAGGCAATCAACTCATCAGATGGTTCCCAGTCTGGAGGCAAGCGCGTAGCGCGGCTCTCTCTGGTTATTGGTTCTTGGTTCTTGGTTGGGATCTGTTTCGCATCTGATTTCAGATCTGATTTCAGATCCTTTTCAGATCCCCATCTGATCTGATTCGCACGCTTTGCAGAGGCTGCTTTGCTCTGGTACTTGCGAATCTCGTCCTCAATCCTCTGATGCGTATGTGATTTCAGATCTGAATCGTATCTGAAATAGATCTGAACCAGACTCCGAACGCAATCCTCCTTGCCACGCGCTCCGATCTTAAAAGCAAGGCTTGGAATATCGTCTGGGAGCGGCTTTTCGGTGTCGTAATACAGCCAGATCAGCCGCAGGTAGTAGTAGGACTCTTCGGGTGTTAAGGACGATGTGTCCTTCAAAAAGTCCCCGATGTGGTGGGGATAAAAGTGCATTTTATAACCCTCGTCAAAGGCTTATCGTCACTAAAGTTGGGCGTTGGCAGGCGGGTGACGAAACCGCTTTTCCCTCCGTCGAGGTAGCCATGCCCGTTGAACTTTACTTAATGTTTGGTTGGTGTGCAAGCGAAGGATTCAACAATGCTTTTCACACGAACGCTCATGTCATCCCAATACTGATCAAAAGCATTCTTACCATCAGCCTCTGCAATAGCTACTGCTAGCCTTGTCACCATCGTAAAAGCAATAGTGTTGTAAACCGACTCAGCAAATTTTTGGTCATGTTTTTTTATTAACTTGACCATTTCTTTGTTGATGTTCTGGACTATTTCAAAAGTCACCAAAGCAACTTTTTCTTCATCTTTAGTCATGACTTCACAAAAAGGCGCTCAATGCCTTTCTCTTTCACAAATGCTGTGAAGTCCAACGGCGTCTTGGCAAGCACAGCAAACGTCATCATGTGGCACAACTGAGCAGCTTCATAGCCCGTGCAGTTTTGAGGAATTGTGATGCGGTGCATAGCACCATCAATCTCAACTTCAATAGGGCCGATGGGCTGCACTTCAATTTCGTTCAATTTCATGCTCCTTGATTGGTGTGTGGATGAGCTTGCCCTTTGTCAGCACAAGCAGCCTAAAAAGAGGCATACGGTCATGCTTGCAGTAGTAGTGGACCGTGGAAGGTGCAACACCTAACTGCCTGGCTGCAGCACGAATACCGCCAACAGATTCAATAAGTTCTCGGATGTTCATGGTGTTAGATTACTCGAACGGGTAAATTTATGCAACCCATAGATAAATATGTTGACAAGGTGTTCGAGACATGAAACACTTTAGACTCAGCAAACCCTGGAGCAAACCCTATGGAAAGAAACGATGAATGGCAGCAAGCGATGGAAGAAAGAGAACAAATGGTCGAAGAAGCTTTTATGCGAGCGCATGATGGCTTGGCCGATGAAAACGACTGGAAACTTATTGCCGCTGAACTTGGCTTAAGAAATATTTTTAAGGAAGCAAATTATGTTGATTTCTGAAAACAATACTGAACGCACATTTAGACTCGTACCACCCGGTTCTCACATGGCCATCTGCTACGGGTTTGTGGACCTTGGAACTCAAGACTACTTTTATCAGGGCGAGCCAAAAAAGGCTCGTATGTGCCGGATCATGTGGGAATTGCATGGTGAAGATGCTGATGGCAATCCTCTTACGCTTGATGATGGCAGACCTCTCAGCATCAGTGCTAAGTACACCATCAGCCTGCATGAGAATGCCAAGCTACGCATCATGCTCAAGTCCTGGCGCAACAAGGACTTTACTGAGGCTGAGCGCCGCGGCTATGACATTCGTACTATTCTTGGCCAACACTGCATGATTACAGTGGAGCACAGAACGAAGGACGATAAGACATTTGCAAATGTTGGCGCGGTTACGGGTGTGCCAGCAGCATTGCGAAAACTTGGACTTCCTGACCAGGTTAACAAGCGCACCTATTTCAGCTTTGGTTACTACGATCAAAGTGAGTTTGATGCTTTGTCCGACGGGCTGAAGAAGATCATCATGCAGTCACCCGAATGGGAGGCCAGGCAGCAGATCAAGCATGTTGCCCCAGCGAAACTTGATGATGTTGATGATGATATTCCCTTTTGATGTTTATAACAGATAAGGATAATACATCATGGCAACAAAACAAGTCACTCAAAAAGCTGCGGAGGTAGATCCGTCAATCCTTTCACGGCCTGAAAACAAAATGGCTGGGCGGGATTGGCAACCCATTTGGTATGTCAATGGAATCATGCTGGTGCCACACTACACACGCAAACATCTTTGGGTGTTTCCAGGTGGCGATGTTTATGATGCTGCAGAACTGGCGGCAATGAACGCAAAACAATCCTCAACACTTCTTTGGCCGAGGTTCTGGTGTGAATGAGTTAACTCATATTTTGGCGTTAATTGATTCAAGCGAGGAAGAATTTCCAGATGAGTTCATTCATTGGTTGCCTGACAATCTTCATGTTTGGAATGCTTTTGTTTTTCAAGCTTTTAAGGTTGTCAATCGAGGGTTTAAGCATTATTCCGCTCGAACCATCATTCATGTCTTGAGGCACCATTCAATGATTTCTGAAGTTCCAGAAGGCGCTTGGAAGATTAACGACCATCATTCGCCATGGTTTGCAAGGTTGTTTGACCTTCGCTACCCAGAGCACAAAGGTCTTTGGGAATTTCGACGCACAAAACAAAGGATTAAAGTTGGAAATCAAAGCGCATCCTAGTGAGTCTGGCCACTGGTACACGCGTACCGGCGAGCCGATGTACCAGGTCAAATCAAATGCTGGCCATCTGCGCAATACAACGCTCAGAGACGCTCGCAAGTACAACCTGGTACCTTCCGTCACCACTATCCTCAATTGCGCCGCCAAGCCCGGTTTAGAGGCCTGGAAACAGCAACAGATCTTGCTTGCCGCGATGACGCTGCCCAAGCGTGATGATGAGTCCTTGGACCAGTACGCTGACCGGGTCCTAAAGGACAGCAAAGAGCAAGCCTCAGAAGCTCGAGACTTGGGCACTGCGATCCATGCCAAGGTTCAATCAGCCTTTGAGGGTGGGCCACCGAATGAGAGCTACTTGGCCGTCAAGCAGATTCTTGATCAGGCCTATGGCAAGCAGGAATGGGTGAGCGAAAAAAGCTTCAGCCACCCGCAAGGCTTTGGTGGCAAGTGCGATCTGCACTGCAAGGTGGCAGTCATTGACATCAAGACTAAAGCTTTTGGGCCACAGGATGATCCGCAAGGGTTTGATGAACACCTGATGCAGCTAGCAGCCTACCGATCAGGGCTGATCCTGCCTGATGCGGCCTGTGCCAATGTGTTTGTGAGCACAACCCATGCTGGCCTGGTATCGCTCTTCGAGTGGACCAAGGCTGATGTGGAGCGTGGCTGGAAGATGTTTGAGGCCTTACTGACATTCTGGCAGGCCAAAAATAATTATCAGTAGGATGAGTGGTAGATCCTGGGTGGATGAATGGTTGTATGGGCTTTGACAAGTGGATTAAACAAGCCTAAGATTCATTCCATAGCAAGTCGCTATGTAAGCAAACCCAGGAGCAAAAAATGCAAAACGACATCGCAAACATCACAGCAGCATCAGTTGACCAACTCGGCGCATTGCTCGCCCAGATCGCAGACCTGACCAAACAGGCCGATGCCATCAAAGATGCCATCAAGGACAGCGCTAGCAACGGCGGTGCCAAGTCTGTTGAGGGCAGCCTCTTCAAAGCCACTTACACCGAGACCAATCGTTGCGTCTTTGACAAGGATGCCTTCATCAAAGCCTTCGGTGCCGAGGCTTATGCCAAATTCACTAAGACCACTGCAGTCTTCTCAGTCAAAGTTACTTCACGCTAATTAACTGGGGGCCTAGCCCCCTTGGAGGACACATGTACAAGCTAATTGAATCTGACAAATATGACCTGCGCTTGCAGGTGTGCAATGTGGTCGAGAAGGCCAACAACTTAAATCGCACTTTAGCTAGCGAGTGGCCCGAACTTGATGGCTACCAACTCAACGCCTATGACCGTTTGGTCGAAGAAATGGAAGAGCTTGTATCAATGATCGAGCACATCAAATCACGGAGGAAAGCAGCATGAGCATTAGTGGAGGTGGTATGAAAACAGGTGGACTAAAGTTACCAGCACCCGTAGGCGTCAAGAACATCTTCGAGCAAGGCATGACCCTGCGCGATTACTTTGCTGGACAAGCACTTATAGCAACATTCAAAAATTCAGTTAAGTTGTTTAACGGAGGTGGCTTTCCTGATGATGCCGACTTAGATGTAATTTATTCAGACGCCGCAGAAACGGCTTATTTGGTGGCTGACGAGATGCTGAAAGCGAGGAAAAAATGATCCCTGGCGCACGCGTAAAGACACCTCGAGGCTTTGGCATTCTTGAGCATGAGCACCCTGATGGCACTTGTGCAGTCCGACTGATCAATGACCGTGAGTGGCCATTTCCTGAGTGGGTATTCCTGCCACGCGATCAGATCAAGTGGGCACCTGTAAAAGATGACTTATCAGATGTTGAGGAGGCACCGTTCTAATGCACTGCATATCCATTCACTGGAGCGATGAAAAAGACGAAACAACCGTTAGGTATTCAAAAAATTTTATAGCTGCGCATTATGTTACTCGGCTTGATATTTTGAAAGATACCCTGCATGACCTAGAAGTTGAATACGAAAAAATTTTTATAGAAGGATACGGAACAAATGACACAGATTTATCTACAGCACCTGGGCACTTGCCCCATCTCGAAGTTTGAGACCAGCAAGCTTAAACCCGTAACCAAGCGGCCCTACAAATTTGGCGTGAGTGCTTGCTACTCACCCACCCCTAAGAACTACTACAGCCACGATCAGGACTGGGTGTATGACCTGATGGTACGTAACCGCACCCCGTATCAAATGATTCGCTACAAGGGCCTACAGTGGCTTCTGTACGCCTTATTTGCTGGCGCTGTTATCTACTTCAGTTCTGGGATTGCACAGTGGGCGGTGCGTCATGGCTGATCTTATTGACTGGCTCACAACAATGTTTGGTGTCGGTTCAATTGGACTGATTGTGTTTTTAATTTACATACTTTGGAGCATGCCCTATGGTGAGGAATGATTATCGATTAACGATGATTGCTGCAGCGCTGAACGGGATCTTGTCCCGCGGCATTGAGCATTACAAGGATGGACCTTACTCACTGGATACGCCCGAGCGCATCGCGACTTTGGCTATCCGTATTGCAGACGCAACTTTGGAGATCATGAATGAGAGATTACCAAGACCCAGAAGTACAGATTCAAGTGCTGGTTGAATACATGCAAGTCATGATCGCTCGCAGGGACTGGCACGGTGTGAGTGATGCAGCCAATGACATCAGAGAACTCGAGGCCGAGCAGGACGGGCCAAGCTTCCTACGGAGGAACCAGGAACATGCTTAGCGATGCTGACATCAGGGCCTGTGCTGACAGTGTCCCTGACTCACTGACGGCTGATCACTGGCTTTATGCCTTTGCTCGTGCCATTGAAGCGATGGTATTGCGTAAGCGAGCCTGTACCGATGATTGGCGTGACAGCGCAGGAGATGCAGCATGAACATACTTGAATTGCTGGATGAAGTAGCTGCCGAGACCAAGGAAGAGGATTTGCAAGAAGCTTGGGATCGGTGTCTGTTAAGAAACTACTTGAGCAATGCCAACATGGGCAAATTGATAAGTTGGTTTTGCACGGAACACGATTTGAATTGGGTGCAGTTCAATGAACTTAAACGTGTTCCTAAGTACCAGTACCAGGTTTTTTGCCAGCCATCACGGTATCTTGCGGCCTACTTGCCCAAGCTTTGGGAATTGCTGATGGCAGGCAAAACAAATGACGAGATCATTGCTTATCTCAAGCGATACAGCCTGCGCACGTTGGATAAACCGATTGATCTGAAGAAAACGTCCATTGAAACCAAGGAACGACACCAGGACACATTGAAAGATAAACGCAATGTGCTTGAAAAAAAATCAAGGATTGGCAAAAACTTGCGTTACAGCAAAAGCAACTGGCACACAGTAAAAGCGGTGCGATCATGAGCGGTGATCACAATCAGCATCAGAAGGATAAGTCATATCTTGATCGCATGGATCGCTATAAACAAGTGCGTGAGCTAGTCAAAGATCCATCACTGAGAATTAAAGACATTGTTGAACTGACTGGCTATGACAAGGGCCATGTCAGCAGATTGAGGAAAGCATCACAACAGTTTGAGTGTCCAAGGTGTGGTCATTGCTGTCTATCACTTGTCTATGCCGACGACACATCGCAAAAACGTGTCGATGAAATGGTGAAAACTGAACACGACAAACAAATCGAGATTGCACAGGCTTATGAGCGAGGATGGAATGCAGCATTAGCACAACAGCATGAGCCGGTGGCGTGGATGCACACAACTGGAACAGGGCATGTGTACTTCCGCAAAAAGCCACAGGATAAGGTGTTTAATCCACAGCCTGTGTACACCGCACCACCAAAGAAAGAATGGGTTGGGCTGACGGATGAGGAGGTTTATCAATGTGAGCAGTTGGCAGCCATTCGGTACCAAAGACATAAATACTCAGTACGCGGTCAGATTATTACGCCAGCGGACGGCTTAGAGTGGCATTTTGCTCAAGCCATTGAAGCCAAGCTAAAGGAGAAAAACACATGACGGACGAAGAACTGCTGAGGTATGCCGCAAAAGCGGCGGGGTACGTTGAGCCAACCATGTACAGACCGAAGACGAACTGTCTTTTGTGGCTCGGGAAGGAGTCCGGCGCATCTATATGGAGTCCATTCCACGACGACAAAGATGCTTTTGATCTGATGGTTGCACTGGATATTGGCGTTCACCACGGTTGGACGTTTGCAGATGAGAAGGTGCCGTATGCAAATGTGTGCGCCCAACACATTCCGTCGATGATTGAGGTCGGGGAGATAAAAGGTGATGACCCGAAAGCTGCCACTCGCCGCGCAATCGTCAGAGCCGCCGCTGAGATTGGCAAACTGAAGGAAAAGAATCATGGATAGAGAATACATCATCAAGATGGCGAGGGAGGTTGGAATCCCCACTGGTCGAATTGGTGGATATGACAAAGAACTTAAACGCTTCGCCGATCTTGTCGCGGCTGCCGTAGCAGAGCCGGAGCAAGAGCCGGTGGCGTGGGCCAATTCAAACGACCTACAAAACTTTGACATGAAAGTGCGGACAGGCCCTGACCTGCATCACACAGTGCCCCTCTACACCACACCACCAAAGCGTGAATGGGTTGGGCTGACGGATGAGGAGATTGACATACTGTCGTGCGAGATGGTTAAAGGTGATAAATCAGTCAACTGGCTATGCAAAGTCCTTGAAGCCAAGCTAAAGGAAAAGAATCATGGATAGAGAAGAATACAACCGACTATTTCACAAACACAAACTCAATCTTGTAGCTTTTAAACCGTTGAATGATTGTGACGAAGAAGTTTTGAAGTTGGTAAACGCAGCGATTGAGGCTGAAAGAGAGGCATGTGCAAGGTTGTGCGACCAGATGTTTCATGACTGGTGCAATCAAGAATTTGAAAACGAGGACGAGGCTTACAAAAACAAACCGGATGCCGAGGATTGCAAGAAAGCTATACGAGCAAGGGGAAACATATGAGCAGAGAAGCTATGAAACAACCCGAAGCCTTGCGGCTGGCTGATGCTTTGGATGACGAGTTCACGCAAGGCAGAATCAGTAACCACAACGGGCGCAAAGCCGCCGTTGAACTGCGCCGGTTGCATGAGGTCAATCAGACATACCACGAAAAAGTAATCCCAAAGCGTGAATGGGTTGGGCTTACTGAAAAAGAGGTAAAAGCCATAGCTAACAAACGCAATGACTATGGATTACCCATGACGGGAAGAATGTGGGTATTTGTTGCTGACTTGACGGATAAACTCAAGGAGAAAAATCATGGCTAAATTACCCTACACCTGGACCATCTGTCCTGATGAGCCAGCGCCAAAACAATTCACAGCACTCACACCCAGGCTGCTACATGCCATGCGTAGTGGTGGCATGGACTTCACGATTGACCATCGAGTTCTTGCATGGCCAGCATCAAAAGCAGGCAAGACTATTGTCAACAACCACCTGAAAAAAAAGCATGAATGACGCCCTGCGCTATCGCATGCTCAGGCAGTTGGTTGACTACCCCGATCAAATGGATGCTGACTTAGATGAGCTTATACGAGAAGCAATTGAAAATTATCGAGCGACTACACAACCAGGCGCAAAACCAAATGAAGACAGATCCTGCATTGGCCGATCAATATTTGCACGATCTAGCCTGGAATGTTCTGGAATTGAGAAAGAGACTACACGATGCTATGCCCACACTGCCATACCGAGTCAGGACGGTCCTTCAAGACAATCGTCCTTGACACACGAAGTTTCTGGGAACCCAACAAGTTTAGATTTTATTTAGAGCGAAGACGCGAATGCAAAAAGTGTCAAACACGGTTCACAACCACAGAGTACTCACCATCGGTTCGACCACCCTCACGCTCCGTGAGTGGGCAAAGCGAGGAAAAGTAAGTTACTACACCTTAAAGTGGCGTGTAGATCAAGGATGGCCACCAGAGCGTTTATTTGAGCGTAGGAACGCCGTAAAGGACGGCATGAAGGTTTGCTCCAAGTGCCAGGATACAAAGCCCGTAGAGGGCTTTTATGAGCGTTCTAGGGGTGGTTGGCTGGCAGAGTGCAAAGTCTGCTTTAAGGCTCGGTATAAACGCTAGCGTTGATAACGGGCATACACGGCTGGCAGTGGTATGCTGCCAGTCTGTTTGTTTTTCATCTTGTCATAGAGATATAAAGCCAAAGGTGATGCTGTAGCAGCCACAGTGCCTGCAATCCTTGCCGGTGGAAATGGCGTCATAGCTCCGGCACTGCCAACCGTGCCCAAACCTGCAAGCAACGCACCAAGCATGTCGTCTTCTTGCAAGCGCCTGCCTGTTTCCCTTGCGCCTTCAGCCATGCCAAGGCCGCCAAGTGCGCCTGACAAACTTGTCTTGCCAACTGGAAATGCTTGACGATAGCCAGACTGAAGCCGTGATAAGACGCTAGGACCCTTGGGCTGTGGCGGTGCTGGAGGCTGAGGGGGTGGCGGGCGGTTTGCAGCAACTTCAGGTGGCAAGTGGAATTGACTTGTGCCTGAGCCACTTAACGGGTAGTTCCCAAGGCCTATGTCGCGGATCTTTTGCATGTTGGCAATGTCACGATCAATGATGGCCTGGCCGCCTCGAGGATCGGTCTTGCGCATGGACTCAGCAGACTCGGCAAGTACATCAGGGATATTCTGACCCATGGCACGAGTCCAATTAGCAGCGCCGGATGATCCGGGCACATTACGCACCACAGGACTTGCAGCAGGCGCTGCTGGCGGTGCTGTAGGTGCTGCTGTAGGCAATGCACCACCCATAACGCCAGGCGGCTTTGAAGGAGGGTTCTGATAGCCTTGTATGAAGCTTTCAAGTTTGGCAGGAACTTTTGAGCCTAGAGCCATGGCACCAACATCGCCAGCAACGCGATAAGGATCTGCTTCCATGGCCATGCGCATGAGTTCGCCAGCCTGGTCTGAGAAGGAGACTTTCTTATCCGGCTCTTTTTCAAGGCCTGTTGTATCTAATTTGAAATGCTTTGGCGTGTCTTGTTCGCTGCGTGACAATGATTCGTCTTGCTTTGGTTCCACGCCGCTTTCAAAGCGATAAATAGCATCGGCAATTTTTGGTGCTGAACCTTTAGGGAAAGGGTCATTGGTGGACTTTAGGCCAAGTGCTGCAGCCAGTTTTATTTTGTAATTCTCGCGCCCTTCTTCTGGATTTTCTGCGCTGGCAGGTGCGTACCGATCAATAAATTTTTCTGGCGTATCAAGTCCGCGATTGATCTTGATATTGATGTCATTGATAAGCGCCCTCTGCCCAAAACTTTTATTTTCAAAGATGGCAAACCCGCGCTCATCAACGCCGATCTGGCCTTCATACTTGACGCCCTTTGGCGGCCTGAGATTGCCAGGGTTGTTGTTGTAGTCAGCAAGATTGTCCACAACTACTCCTTTAATTTATAACTGCCATCAGGCTGGCGCACATAGGTCTTGTTATCGATCTTGCGCTCTTGTCCCGGCCCGGCTCGTTGTGCAGCAGGTTTGCCAGGCTGAATGACTTCGCCTCGTGGCGTTTCAGATTGGCCAGCCCTTTTAACATTAGCTTCTTGACGCGCTTTGTAAGCATCAAACATTGTTGTAAATTCAGGCGTCTCTTCA